CGAGCATCTGGTTTGCCCAGCAGTATCGAAATGAGCTGCGTCCTATCTTTTACTATGAGAACTCTGGTGAGGGGTTACCGTTTTACGCAAAGGAACTGCAAAGATTGGCGGCTTTACATGATTTTACGTACGGAAAGCACTATTTACCTCATGACGTTGCTGTTCGGGAGCTTGGAACAGGGAAATCTCGCATCGAAACTCTCAGATCTCTAGGTATTAAGCCAACTGTTGTTAAACGAATGGGTAAGAGCGACCAGATCGAGGCGGTTCGTCAGACTCTACCAAAATGTTGGTTTGATACGACTAATTGTTCTTTGGGTATTGAGCACCTTAAGAATTACGCTAAAGAGTGGGACGAGGCTAAGCAGGTGTTCAAGAAACAAGCTATCCACAATAATGCATCCCATGGAGCTGATGCGTTTTCAACATTGGCTGTTGGGATTAAAGCGAACCGTGAGCATGACATTAATGCTAGAAATCGTAAGGAGCGGAACACGTATAAGATAAAGGAGGTTGATTTCTAGTGTCTATAACTAGTACAGAGCCAGTGCGTACATCTTTGTTGGAAGATGCCCATAAGGTGTATCGACTTCGTGGCGAAAGTTTTAGTGAATTACTTAATACGTATTTGTATAGGTTACCCGAAGATGAGTATTACATTTTTATTGGTCCTCTTTATTTATTACTTGGTCGAAAGGCTACAGATACTGACGGGGACTATTGGCACATTGATTATGCCGCAGGTATAGGTATGCAAATGTTTTTTAAACTGATGCCTTACCCTCTTGACAGAGTAGGTTTTCATAGATACTTAAAATACTTGGACACCGAACTTCGGTTCCTGAAAACATCTAAACTAAAAAAATATTATGGGATCACCTAAAGCACCTCCCCCACCTCCGCCACCTCCTCCACCTCCTCCTCCGCCGACTCCAGTGGCTCGTAAGCCTATTAAGGTAGCTAAGAAAACTGCAAAGGCTGTAAATCCTACGGCAGCTCAGCGTACAGCTACAAAAAAATCGACCACACCTAGTGCGTCGGAAAGTAAGAACTCGCTAGGTAGCGGACTGTAAATGAAGACCCCTGAATTAGTTAGACTTCAAGAGCGATATGAACACTTAAAGCTTCTCCGTGCTGGACACGAAGAGATGCTTTCGGATGCACAGAAGTACGTTGCTCCCAATAAAGCCCGTTTCACGGGTTCTATGGGTCTGACTAGTAATCGGGAAGATGATCAGTCTAAGCCTATCTACGATAGCACTCCTGTCTGGGCGAACCAAATGTTCGCTAACGGACTCAGTTCTTATTTAATACCGAAGGCGGCTCGTTGGGCTTATTTAAAGCTTGAGGGTACGCCTTCGGCAGAACTGAAGGATGATGAATTAATTTTCCTAGAGCGTCTTAGTGACATGGTTAGTCACATTTATGCAACACCAGCTTGTCAGTTTTATGCAGCCAGCCACGAAGCGTTCCATGATATTGGTTCTTTTGGTAATGCGGTTGTTTATGTAAACAGAGACAAGCCTGTCATTAACTTTAAATCCTGCGCGTTAGCAGATAGTTTCTTTGATGTTAATGATGAAGGTGTGGTAGATACTATGTTTTACCGCAAGTTTCTTAGTACAAAGGCTCTTGCGCAGCAATTCCCTGATGTGGTCAACACTAAAGGATTCGACCCGTATGCAGCCAACAAAAAGTATGAGCTGGTTTTTTCGGTTGAACCTTCGAATGATCCATCAGCCCGTAAAGGGGGACGTATTGGCAGCCAGCGTCCGTATAAGGTATCCTATTGGGTTCCTGAGTTGGATGCCATTCTTTTCCAAACTGGAAAGAGTTACTTTCCTTTTATCGTTCCTCGTTGGATGGTTATTGCGGGTGAAGTCCTTGGTCGTGGACCTGCGGCTACCTGCATGAGTCAGATTCGTGTTCTTAACAAGATGGTAAAGGAAATCCTGCGTAGTGCAGAGATTGCCAATAACCCACCACTTGTTGCTGAAGATGATTCGATTCTGTTGCCGATTACATACGGTGCTGGTCAAGTCTTGTTCCATGAAGCAGGGTCACCAGTTCCTCAGCCGCTCACTAGCGGCAGTCAGCCAAACCTTACTTTGGAGATGATCTCGAACTATCAAGGTCAGATTACTAAGTCATTCTTTGTTGACCAGATTATCCGCGAGCAGAAGAAAGAGCGTCAGTCAGTAACTGAGATTCACGATGAGCGTGGTCAGATGCTACAACAGCTTGGACCGCTCCTTGCTCGACAGGAAAGTGAGTATCTTGCTCCATCCATTGAGCATGTAATAGATTTTTTACAGGACAAAAACCACCCACTTCTACAAACGGCTCCTGAGTCTCTTGCAGGACGTGGGCTGGAAGTTGTTTATACAAGTCCCGCAGCACATGCCCAATATGCTGGTGCAATTAGTAATATGTCTGGATTCCTTCAGGATATTACACCGTTGCTTCAACAGGATCCAACAATGGCGGAGAACTTGGATACACACAATCTTTTTGATAACTACGCTCGTATGCGTAACATCCCTCGTAATGTCGTCAAAAGTAAAGACGAAGTTACAGCTGCTCGCAAACAACGTGAACAGGCTGAATCGCAACAGCAGCAAGCGGCAGCAATGCCTCAGATGGCTGGTGCTATGAAGGATATTGCTTCTGCCCGATCTACGGATCCTGAGGGCATTGGTCAGTTGTTAAATATGTAAAGAATGAACCCACTTAAAAAACTCAGAGCCCGACAGCAGTTTCGTGATGATTTGTTAACTATCGCAGCAACCCCAGCTGGAGACCGATTTTTTCGTCGGCTCTTAAGGGATTGCGGTGTGACATTTCCCAAATTCTCTTCCGATCCTCAGGTCACTGCCTTCAATGAAGGTAAGCGACATTTGGCTATGAGTTATATGAATCTGATGGGTCGTGATGACCCTCAAAAACTAATAGACATAATAGAAAAGGAACAAACCCATGAGTGAAGAACTAGAAGAAGAAACCGTAGCAGAAACAGAAACATCTTCCGCAGGTATTGGTGGAGGTATTGCAACTGAGACACCCGTTGAAGCTTTAGACTTTGGTTCCGAAGACAACTATCAACAGTTTGTATCGGGGTTACCAGAGGACTTACGAGACAAAAATTTATTTAAAGAAACAAAAAGCTTTCAGTCTTTGGCTGAACAGGCTATTAATGCACAGTCAGCTTTGGGTAAGAAGAGACTAGCAGTACCACAAGAAGATTGGACAGATACAGACTACCAAGACTTCTACTCAAAGTTGCGTCCCGAAACTATGGACGGGTATGTACCTGCTGAGAAGCACAGTATTCAGCTAGAGGGTGAAGACATTAGGGAGATGCAGTTTCCTGAGGAGATTCAGAATCAACTCAAAGAGGTAGCTCATAACATTGGTCTGACACCAAAGCAGTTTAATGCATTAGAGTCTGAGTGGGCTACACGACAAGTAATGTCTGAAAACACACTCAATTCTCAGATTCAAGAGTCTGTACAAAACCAGACTAATGAGTTACGTTCTGAGTGGGGTGCTGATTACGCAATTAACCACAAGAGTGCCAATGAGACATTTGAAGCTTTTGCTCAGCAAATTCCTGAGTTGAAAGAATTAATGGAATGGAGTCCAGTTGTTGGTAACCACCCAGCTGTTTTAAAATTGTTTCATTCATTAGCACCTATGGTCGGTGATGCGGGTATGCCTACTGCTGGCAATGGCTCTTCTTTTGGTCAGGACACAGTTGCTGGTATTAAAGCACAAATTGACGAATTTGACCGTGAACACAGCGAACTAATGTTTATGCCTGAGAACAAACTGGCGACGTTGACACCTTCAGATAAGGCACGACGTGAAAGCTTCTTGAAGCAGCGTACAGCAATGTATCAGAAGCTTTACTCTGGAAGTTAAAGACTAAACCTTGACAGGCTACCCACGACATCTTAATAAGATGATGTGGGTAGCCTTTTTTTTGGTCCATGTACAGCTTTAGAAAGCCGATGACACCGTAAGTGTTAGAAGAGTCCGTAAGGGTAGCTTTTCGAAGAAAACGTGGAAACTTCCACACAATCGTTAATCTCTATTCTTTTAAATATTATGCCTGACAATTCAGTATATTCGGGACAGGGCTCTTCTGCTATTGAAGAAGCTTATGTTCGTCAGTTTCAGGAAGGTTTTGAACAAGCCTACCAACAAGAAACATCTATTCTCGATCCACTAGTTGATCGTGACACACAATCCAGCGAGTTCAAGAGCTACCAGCGTATGGGTGAAGCCGAAGAAATGACGGAGGACACCACACGTTATGGTGACAATCCAGTTTCTGAAGTGCCTCACGACAATCGCCGTATTTCTCTACGTCACTTTGAACTGGGTAAATACATTGATCCTAAGGACCTTATGAAGGTCGTTTCGGATCCTTCTAACGGCTACAACTCGGCTCTTTTGAAGTCTGGTAAGCGCAAACGTGATGACTTCTTGATTGAGAAGTATTTCGCTGATGCTTACACAGGTAAAGAAGGCAGCACTGTTATGTCGTATGCAACTGCTGCTACAGCAGAGAACAGCGCAACAATTACTGTTGGTGAGTACAGCAATGGCTCCTCAAACAAGATCTCCGCTACAGCTGGTCGTTACACACTTGCTGCTGGTAATAAAGAAGGTATCTCGGTTGGTGCTAACTTCGACGGTGCTACTGGCACTGCTTCGGGTCTGACCATCGAGAAGCTTAAGGGTCTTCGTACTGCGATGCTTCGTGTTGAAGCAATCCAGCAAGAAGATACTCTTCCTATGCTTGTTACTGCATACCAGCTTGAAGATCTTCTTGCTGAAGACGAAATCATCAATTCCGACTACAGCGTTCGTAAGAACCTTGCAGAAGGCAACATTACTACATTCATGGGTTACCGCTTCATTCTTTGCGAGCGTCTTCCTTTGACTAGTGGTGCTGATGGTGATGAGCGTCGTTGCATGGTATTCACACCTAAGGCTCTGAAGCTCACCATTGGTGATGACCTCAAGGGCAACATGTGGCGTGACCCAAGTAAGAAGAACATCCCTTACATGCACTTCAAACAATCCATTGGTGCATCCCGTATGTGGGGTGAAGTTGCTGGTGAAATCCGTTGCCTAGAAGCTTAACTCTAACAGAAAGGAACATATATTATGGCCGCTATTACATTCGACAAAGTCGGTGTTGAACTTACTCAAGTTCGCGCTGAAAATCCCTCGCCTTTGGCTCCTATCGAGTCAGGTGCGCGAGTTCGTGTTAAAAAATTCTCATCTGGTGCAGCTGCAACAGGAGAGCAAATTGAACTAGCTGAGTTCAGTAAAGATGTCACCATTCTTGGTGGTGCTGTTACTGCGCTTACTGGCACAATTGATATTGGTTGGACTGCAAAAGCAACTCCAGTAGATACCGCTGTAGACGTATTCGTCGATGGCATTACTGCTGCTGCCGCATTTGAGCCTTATCAAGCCACTACTGCTGAAACCACTACTGTATTCGCAACTGCGGGTGCTACTGTGACAAGCTTTGTAGGCTACATCCTCTACGTCGAGAACTCTTAGTCCTCGACAATGAACCTGTGGTCCCTCACCTTCGGGTTGGGTGAGGGACCCTTTTCATTATGGCAACTAATTTAGAGATAGCTAATCAAGCACTGGCCGAACTCGGCAGCGCACCAATTAACCAAACAGACTTCGATACACCGACGAGTGCATCGGCACGAGTTATTGGTTCTGTATTTTTACCTGTGGTAAAGGAAGTACTGTCTCAGTACGATTTTCCTATTATTAGGGGAACCGCAGCTTTTACTACGACAGCTAGTTCTAGAACTTACAATACGTACCCAGACGGGGCGTTTTTATATTTCCAACCTGAAACTGAATCGTCTACTTATGACAGTGACCAGTGGAAATATTCTTTTGACCTTGGGTTAATTCCAAATTTTTCTTTTTTGCGAAAGATTACAACTCCTGATGGATGTGACGTCGCAGATTATTATTTAGAAGGTACTATTTTGTTAGTAAACAGAGATACGATCTTTGTCCACTATTCTAAAACTATTACAGATGCTTCGGTGTTACCTGAGTATTTAGTTCCATCAATTGTATACAGACTTGCTGCTCGTATTGCAAAACCTCTCACAGGCGAGATTACCGAGCGTGATACAATGAATCGGCAATTTGAAGAAGCTTTTAAGAGAGCGAAGCGAAGAGCTTCCCACGAGAAAGCCCCCTTGTATTATTTATCGGATGAGGGCATGGGGTATATTGCGGCACACCAGAAGGCTACATGTAGTCCCACTTGGACCCCTGATTACCTATAATGGCAAGTTTCAATAAAACGATTACTGACTTTACAGGGGGCTTGATGAGCCCTCATTTGCGTGGGCGTATCGACATAGATAAGTTCAACAAGGGGTTGAAGCAGATGGAGAACTTTCTGCCATCTATTCAAGGTCCTACACGCTATCGAGAAGGTTTCAAATGGTTGGGTACAGAAGCAACGGGCAATGTAAAGTTGATCGACTTTTCTATTAACAATCAAAACCGATATTTAATATCTCTTTCTGCGGGTCGTATTAACATTTACTCACGAGACGGTGTGTTATTATTTACTCGTGTCGATGGTCAAGATGACGGTTTTGGTAATATTGTTTCTATTCCTTATACGGATGATCAAATAGAAGATGTTCGCTGGTCTCCTGAGGTGGATACAATGGTGTTTACACATCCAGCACATCAACCTTATGAACTTACAGCCAACAGCACATGGCATAATCTTACTTTATTTACTGTAGATAGCGAAGCATTACAGGATTCTAGTTCAGCACCTCTTCACGCAAACCCCAATGGTGTTGTTGGTTCTACTTTATGGAAATGGAATGCGGTTAAGTTTACATCTCATCCTTTTCAGAAGATCGACAAATCCTTTAATATTCTTCGTTTGGGAGATGAGTTAGAGGCAATTCGAGTTGAGTCTGATACGGCAGGTACATTTCAGGCTGCGGTTGATGCCTCAGCTTTGTCTGGTGGTTTAAATACCAACGTAGTGTACACTGAGTACAAGGTAGGAGACCAGTGGAGCCTTGGACGTGTGTTGGACTCTACAACAACACCAGCAGCTCCAGCGAATCCTACAGGCACTGTGGTATATGTAGACGCTGTTGAAAAGGTTGTTAATGTTAAGGATCCTTCTGCACGACTGTTTATGATCAAAGGGAAACCTTTTTCGTATCCTCGGGCATGGACCCACAATGATGGTGTTCTAGCTAATGAAGTTTACGTTCGTTCAGACACATTAGTTTTTAGAACATCACACATCGGAGCTTGGGTCCGTGTAGGTGATGAACAGTTATTTACTAATGTTTGTGACCCTGTAGGTTCTGCTGAGTATAACTCTCAAGATGGAAATGTTCGCTGGGGTAAGATTACGGATTATCAAGGTGTAGAAGATCACCCTGTAGATTTCTTGACTGGACCTTCATTTAAACAAAATGGTGGAATTGAGTCTGGTTTAATATATTCTGTATATGAGTGGGATCAAGTAACATCCCTTTTAACATTTGCCGCAGGTTTTGATGGTGTGTGGGATGGTTCAGGTGGAGACTCAGGATATCCGGGGGATCGTGCATTACTGATTTCGCAATGTGATCGTAATAATAACAACCGATTTCAAGCAGGAGCATATGTTAACATGTATGCTTCGTCTTATCCGACTCCTGCTGCTCCTGAAACTTATGAGAATATAATTATAGCTGATATGAATACTCAGCGTCAGTTCGATGTGGTGAAGATTGGTGATGTACTTCAGCAAAATAAGTCTGGTTATCCTAAGCTTATTTCACCACCAAGTACAACAACGCTTAGTGCTTACGATCTAGTTACGGACCCTGAGGAGAAAGCATTTCACACAGGTGTAGTTTCTTCAAGTAAGGTTTTCTTTGATGCTGAGCGTGATGCTGGTCGATATTTGCTAGGAGCTATTCTTGACGATTGGGTTTTAATGAAGATTAAAGCCGAGGGAACCACGGATAAAAGTGCATCGGTAGACATTCTTTCATCGGTTCCTTTAAGTGAGCTTACAGGCAAGACAGCAAACAACGGGGTATTTACTAAGTTTCGTATGGGTGCTTGGTATAAAGACAATTGGCCATCTTGTGTATCTTTTTATGAGCAACGTCGTGTGTTTGCAGGTACTGACAGTCACCCAAATATGGTTTGGTTGTCTAACTTAAACGATCCCGCTGATTTCCGTACAGCAGAAGAAAATGGGGAAGTGCTTGATACTACTGGTATCACGTATCAACTTGGAACTTCATCCACTATTATTAGATGGCTTGCAGCTGGTCCTACATTGATTTGCGGAACAGAGGCTAATGAGTGGCAGCTTCGCCCTAATGAGTTCTCGGCAGCGATTACTCCTTCAAATATTCGTATTACACAGGAAACCTCGATTGGTTCATCTATCCAAGGTATTCGTACAGGCGCAGCAGTGTTCTTTCCACACATTAGTGGTAAGCAGTTTCACGAGTTTAAATTTGATTTTCAGACACAGCAGTTTGTAGTGTCTACAGTTACTAAGTTAGTTCCTGATTTATTTGAGACAGATAAGATTGTAGCTATGGCATTCCAGTACCATCCAAACTCAGCGTTTTGGTTGGTCACAGAGAGTGGTAAGTTGTTTTCTCTTACTTACCGTAAAGAAGACGATTTCTATGCTTGGGCAATACATAGTACTTCGAATGGTCTTTTTAAAGATGTGGCAGTGCTACCTAAGGGTGATACTGTAAATTCAGAAGACCAGCTTTGGGTGGTAGTTGCTCGTAACGGTGAAAATCATTTGGAGCGTATGGCTCTTCAGTTTACCGATGATCTTTCGGATAATTATAAGTCTGATGGTGCTTATCTTGACTCACACGTACGTAATCCCGCCACTGGATCTCTTACTACTCCAGTAGCTTTAATTAATGTCCCTGCTCGTATTATTCAGAACGGCAAGGTACGTGTTGTAGTGGACGGAGTGGACTTAGGTAACATTTCTGTCACGGAGGGGGCTAACACGCTTCCTAATGACGTTATAGCGTCACAGTACACGCTTATTGGTGTACCGTACGAAGGTAAGTTAGAACTAAACCCTTTAGCTTTTGATAATGGATCAGGGAAGAACTCTTATGGTCAGATCACTCGCACAGTGTCTTTTCAGCCATATGTCTATAAGAGTATGGGATATAAAATGGGGTTCTCAGAAGACGAGCTTGAGACCATCCCACCTAAGGGTGGTGCAAGTCTGTACACAGGTTTTACTGATGAGCATAATATTATTGCATCTCAATTTGATGTGGATAAAACTCCAATCATTGTTCAAGATAAGCCGTACCCATTAACCCTTGTATCCGCCGTCCTTAAGACGGAAATGCTATGACCGAAATACTAGTAGATGTCCCTAAGATGGAGGAATATTTGAACGAGAACTCTCCTCAGACGCATACTGTAGAGTGTCCTTTAGAGGAGCACTTTGCTCCAGACATCTACGTTCGTCAGGTGACTATGCCAGCGGGTACATTTGTACTAGGGGCTAAGCATCTAACTGAGCATTTGAATGTTGTTATATCAGGTTCCGCTCGTGTGGTAATGGATGATGAGATCGTAGAGATTAAAGCTCCATGTACGTTTAAATCTGAGGCGGGTGTCCAGAAAATATTACATGTTACTGAAGACTGCATTTGGCAGACAGTTCACTCTAACCCAGAGAACATTACGGATACTGAAGTTTTGTCTGCTCGGTTAGTTGATTATACAAACACAAAAGTTCCGATAGAATCGGTAAATAAATTATTATGGCTTGGATAGTAACAGCAGTAGCTACAACAGTAGTATCGGGTCTAGTTTCCTTTCGGGGAGCTCAGGTACAAGCTCAAGCACAGAAACAACAAGCTAAACAAGCTGAGTTGCTTGCGGCTAACCGTGCGCAAATTGAACGTAACAATGCACTGGGTCGTGCTCAAGATGAGCAGTTTCAATCTGGTGTTGCAGACTTTAATAAACAAGAAGCATTTATTGAAACTAATAGACAAGCTGATCTTGCTGACAAGCAGATTTCGGCTTCTTTAGCTTCACAGCAATCTAAAGCTGGTCGTGCTGGTTTGGCTGGAGGATCTTTTGAGGATATATTAAATGCTGAATCACTTAAGTTGGAACAAGAGGAATCTCAATTACTTTATAAGGGCGGACAGCAAGCTTACGAGTTTAGTAAGTCTTCTGAGCTTGGTGACTTACGTGGTAAGAGAGCGATTGAAATGGGTCAGTATAGTTCTGCTCTAGCTCTTGCCGAAGGTCGTTACCAGTCTTCAAATTTAAAAGCTCAAGCTAGAGCTACTAGTATTGGTGGATATGCATCTCTTGCTGGGTCTTTTGGTTCTGCCGCTGGTCAAAAAGCAACATTCGATTCATAAATCATGGCTATTCAATTAAGAAATCAAACACAGCAAACTGAGAAACCTTCAGCACTGGCATATGGAGTAGGTCTCCCTGTTTCCGATGGTGGGGCTGGAGCCATTGCACAAGCATTAGGTCAAGTGGCAGGAGCCGCAGGTCAATTTGCTAAGCGCAAGGAAGCCTTGAACAATCAGGCTATTACCGATGCGACTAACACTTACCAGAATGAAGTTAACACTCAGGTATCAGCTGCTTCGGCGGCTGCTAAGGCTGAGGACATGGAAGCGTATGAGGCTGCAATGGCAGAGATGGATAAACTCCAAGGAGCTCCATTGAATGCATTTGCAGCGGCTACAGATAAGCCTTTAAAAATTAAAGAAGAAGACTGGCAGTCTAAGCAGCTTGCTGCGGATGCTTGGTACACGGCTAAACGTGGGGCATTAGATGTAAGTACAGTTAACTCTCAATACACAGCTAAATTTAGCCGTTCGTTAAAAGAAGTTGGTAGTGCTGCACAACTTAACATTTCTGAAGGTAACCTTGGTACTTCGGGTATGATGGAGCTTATTGATCGCTCCGAGCTACTGCACAACGGGGATTTGTCTGTGGGTGCTACAGCTCCAGCAATGGATAAAATGGAAGCCAGTTTAGCAAGCCTTGCGGTTAATCAGTTGGCGGCATTTGAATCCAGTAAGAGTAAGTATACTTCGGTGACTGCTTGGAACAAGGATGTGGATATCATGAAAGATATGGTAGCCCAGAGTGATTCGTATGGTAGGTATAACGGTAGGCTCATGAAGTCTATTGAAAAACTTCGTGTAGCTGAACCCAAGGGTGTCAATGTACCCCTGACTGGTGCTGCTGAATCATTACTTAATAACAGTGTTGAAACGTTAAAAACAGCTTCTCATTTTGACCCTAATCTTTCTGCTAAATTGGTGGACACAATTAATCAGTATGAAGGGAAACAGGTAAGTCCAGCGGTAGGTAAGCAATTAACTTCAGTAAAAAAATTGAATGCTCTTGTTACAGAATTTGGGTCCGAAGACAATCGAGTAGGGTTAGTTGAATATTTAAAATTTAATCCAGACATTACTGCTGAAGAGTTTCTAAATGAAGTAAACACTGAAGGTACCATGTTTGATAACATGAGACCAACTGAACGTAATGCGTATGTGGCTCACGTAGCACATGTCATGGATTCCATAAAGTCAGTACCAACGGAGCATAGTAGTAATAAGGTATTTGCAGGAGAACGGCAGTTAAATACAACAGCGGCACTAGCTGCACAAAGTCCTGAGAATGCACTTCGTTTTAAGCAGGGTAAAAACTCCCAGAACCAAGCGTTAAATGCTTATAATTTAGAGAACCCAGAAGCGTCTATGGGGTTTATTAGAGAAGCCAATGAACACTTCTCTCCTGTTACGTCGGTTGATTATAGTAACAGCGAGTTTGTTGGACTAAATACAACTGTAGACTTTCTTAGAGCTGCGCTTAAAGCTAACCCAAATAACGGCAAAGCTTATGTAGCGGCGCTGGGTGTCACCAAAAATATGTTGGGTGAGAAGCGCGTAGCTAATTTTATTGCTAGTCACATAGAGTCAGATGCTACACCTGAATTAAATATGATAGCGGCAGGGTTACAGAACAACGCTATTCAAGATCAAGAAATGGATGTTAAAGCCCAAAGTTATGTTTTACAGGGCATGAATCGTGGTGAGTGGTTTGCTGGTTTAGAAAAGGAGTCTCCTGCTCGTGCAAAATACACAACATGGAAAGAGCATAAAAATGGTGACAACTCACTTATTTCAAAAGTTATTAATAGCTTCGGTGTTATGTCAGAAGCGGATGGTAATTACTGGACAAATTATGCTGAGGGTTTTGCTATTCAAAAGCTGAGTGATGACCCTAATATTTCGTTGGAATCATTAGATCAACTAGTTACCACTCACATTAACGATAGAGTAGAAATCCACGAAAACGCTTACGGTAATACTTCGGTTGTTATGATGGCTAAAAGAGAAGATGGTTCTTTTGCGGGAGATTTTATGTCTTTTGTTAAACGAACTTCGGCTATTGCTCTCCGTGGTTCCGTGTTGGCTATAGAAAGTAGTCCACTAATTAGACTTAACTCAATGTTTGGTGGTGATTTTGCTCAAGATAAACTAACTAGTATGTCTGATATTGCTGAGAAACTACCTCAAGATACGCTGAGGGGCGAGGAATACGTTACAGGAAGATTGCATCGAGCTGTCTTGCATGCTATTGATTCGGATATTCTACAGTATAATATAAAGAAAATGGGGGACCCCTCAGTTGAGGCTATGTTAAATGAGCTAGGTTCTCCTGCTGAAGTTATTATAAAATTAATGCAGACGGGCGACGTAAGATTATCAAACACAATGGATCATAATGGAGTTCCTATGTACACTTTAGAAGTTAGGCAAAAAACAAGAAGAGCCCCTTCAGGTGTATCAGAAACATTACTTACAGGAGGTAAAGTTACGGATGAAGGTTTTGTTCCTTTAGTGGGTAAGGACAATGAGTCATTTAAGTTTTCTGCTAAATCTTTAGATATTAAGTATAATCAATACAAAGAAGATGTTAATCGTATTAAGGAAATGACACAGTACCAACCTCTGGGAGCGGGTCGTCCTGTTCCTTCCCCATATAAAGATCCCGCAGCAATTAAGGCTCGTGGTGATCGGATAGATCGTATATTCGATTACACTAAAAGTTTGTTTTAATTATGTCTGAATCATACAACGATTACATTAACGCCCAAAATTTCACACCACCTCAATTGGAGCGTGATTTTTCTGTAGGTCAAAAGATAACTGCTGGTATGACTCTTGGAGCCCAAGAGTCTATGCTTTTGTCGGGGTCACATGCCGTCGCTAATTTATATGATGGGCACAAGGCTAAGCAGAACGGGGAAGAGCC